TTACATTCGTCCAATGCTTTCTTATTGGCGACAAGGGCAAAGTCCCTTTCCATGCTCCGTTCAAAAGGCCCCATTTCAGCAATGTAGTCGCGTCCGTTGTAGCTTAATGCTACTGGAATGGAAAACATTCTTGACATAGGGCTCCCGTCGTTTGCTTTAGCCTAGCGATGCAGAGAAATGGCAGGCAGTTTGTTTACGCAGTGGACGATGGAAGGAAAGCCGAAAAGCTTGGTACGGCTTCCTTCAGAGCCCTCCCGAAAACGCCAGCGTCCCACACTTGGGAAGTTGGGCAAACCGTCGTGTATGTGCAGCCCACTGCTGCGGGATGGATGCCCACGAGCCTCTTGGGCACCATTGCTGCCATCGTGAAAGACGGAAGACAAAGCAAAGCCCGCATCGTTTGGCACGCTGAAACGAAGCTGGCGCCTATTATTGGCTTCCAGAGGCTTCGTCCCTTCCTCTTGATTCATGACTTTATCTCCAACACAAGACGACTCGCTCAAGGTGGTCAGCAAAGTCATCGCTGAAATCCTTGTTGCCTTTGGCTTGATTTGCCTGCGTTCATGGCTATTAAGCATTTGCGTGGGCTGGATTTTCCCAGGATTCATCCTTGGCTTTTGGCAGTGGGTGCTAATTGCCATCACTATTCGCATGCTTATTTGGCCCACTAATTACAACAACAAATGACCCGCTCTCCACTCCAGGCTATTGATCCCCTCTGTGACGGTATTAGCTTTGTCAGGCTCATCGATTGGATGGGAACTTCGCTTGACATCGTTTGTGATGCGCGGCAAAGTTTCGATCAAGCCTCTCTTGAATGGACTGATAAAGATCAGAAACTTCTTAACTATTTGGTGAAGCATCAGCACACTAGCCCCTTCAGGGGCGTTGTCACAAAATGGCAAGTGAAAGCTCCGCTGTTTATTGCTCGTCAATGGTGGAAGCATGTTATTGGTGGCACGTATGCCAATGACCAACTTGGCTGGAATGAAAAAAGCTTCCGCTATTGCGAAGCCGACGACGAGACGTACTACATGCCTCGTGAATTTAGGCAGCAAAGCGCCAGCAACAAACAAGCTTCTGCTGGCCCCTTAGAGCCCTCTATGAACAAAATGGCGATGATCGAATATGCCAAGGCGCTAGAGCAAGCTAAGCAGGCTTACAGGGCTCTTCTGACGCTAGGCGTGAGCAAAGAGCAGGCTCGTGGAATCATGCCAATGAGCGCATATACGCAATTCACTTGGACCTGTAGCTTGCAAGCCCTTCTGCATTTCTTGTCATTGCGCGACAAGCCAGATGCACAAGGCGAAATTCAATGCTACGCTCAAGCACTGGCCACACTGGCCCGTCCTCTCTTTAAAGAAGCCTTTCAAGCATTCGAGGAAAATGGCAATGCCTTTTGAACAAGCTCCTGAAGCTTTCCATCCAGTGGAACGCCCCAAGCACTATGCATTTGGTGGCATTGAAGCCATTGAAGGCATTGAAGCCAGCATGAGCACTGAAGCCTATCGCGGCTTTTGTAAAGGCAACGTACTCAAGTATGTTTGGCGCTATGAAAGTAAAAATGGTCTTGAAGATTTAGAGAAAGCCAAGTGGTATCTCAATCAGCTTATTTTTGCGCTTGAAACTGATCAAGAGCGTGAAGCTCTAGCTGCCATTGAAAATAATGTGGACAATGGCTGTAAGGATGGCTTCTGTCCAATGCCAGGCATTCGCTACGATCTTCCTGGTAAGCAAGTGCTATTTGATCCCGTAGATAAAGCCTAAGCTGCCTGCCATTCTGTATAACAAAAGCCCCCAGAAATGGGGGCTTCTTCTTTTGACGGTGGAATGTAATAATCACGCTCCTCTGCGAATGCTTCAATATCCTGCAAAGAAGTGTGGGCGCTAACAAAGCTATTGTGATGCACCCATGCAAGAAGAAGCTCTTCTCGCTTCTCAGTCCAGAAACGCTGTGGACGCCACCATTCAAAAATAGGCTCAGCTCCTTTTAGTAAATTACACGCTTGACAACTTGGCACTAAATTATATTTTGCAAAATGAGGCCCACCCTTGCTTTTAGGCACAATATGGTCAATCGTTAGCTTTTGATCCCATCGCCCGCAATATGCACAGGCGCATTGTCCAAGAGGACCACGTAGCGGATAGTCTTCAAAAATGCTCTTGCGAAATCTGCGTCTTGCGTCTCCAGGGCGAAGTTCAATGAGAGAATAAAGCAGCTCATCGGGACCATTCGCTCTTCGCATGGCACTATTTACTTTTTCTGGAAATAATCTAACGGGCCTTTAGAGAGTAGTGCGCGTTCGCTAATATAAAAATTGCAGGAAATCTCCATGGACTCCTTTAAAGAAGGCATGGCCAATTTTGTGGCCACTATCACGGCTGGCATGCTTCTTTCCACTGGGGCCATGCTTATCACTGTTGGCAATCAACAAGCCAAAGTGGCAGTGCAAATTGAAAGCATTACGGAAAAGCTTAGTGCTTTAACGGATAAGATGAGTGACATTGAAACAAGAGTGCGTAGTTTAGAAATTAAGCGCTAGGCTTTAAGAAACCCTCCTGGGAGGAAATCATGGGCGGCATTGAATGGTTTGTGGTTGGTGGCATTCTTGTTGCTGCTGCCGATCAAATTATCGAACGCACTCCTTATAAAGAAAACAACATCCTGCAATTGATCATGACTGGCCTTAAGGCAGTCTTCCGTGTGAAGGGCTGAAAGACTAGAGCCATTTCCAGTTTTCTCTGTTGATGATTTTTGCAATCGCGGTATCGCCTACGCTATAGCGAGCCGCGATTTCTTTGCACGTTAAGCCTTGCTCGTACAGCTCGCGAACTTCAATAACATCAGCCTCTTTTAGTTTGGCTTTGTGATGCTTTTCGCCAATAATGATAGTGCCGTCCCTCCACTTGTCTTTAATATTTTGAGCGGGAGTTCCATAGTATAAATTTCCAACGCTATTGTCTTCTTTTCCATTGGGACCATGCAGAACCCATTTGTCCTTTGGCTTAGGCCCAAGAAACACCAATGCTACTAGTTGATGAATTCTAGTGTTTTTAAATTTATCACCCTCAGTTTGTGCTATTAAGACTTGCGCATAGCCGTCTTTGTCAAGTCCAGGTTTTAATATTTTCTCTGGCACAGTCCGATAGGCCCGTTTCCCTTGTCGGATGCCACAAGAGACGACTCGTCTTAGGCTTTTGACACGCCCAAGATTGCTAACTTCGTAACGACCTTCAGCGCCTGGCACTGGGCGCCATTCTTCTGCGATAATGTCCATGGTTGCTCGATTAGGCGAGTGATCCACGGGTTCGGTGACTGCAATCACGCGGACCCACAAAAATCATAACAGCTAGACTTTATGAATAGAGGATCTAGCCATGGAAATCCCCAACACATGGAAAGGAGTTCAAGATCATGCCAAGAGAGTCGGAGCCAGATTCCCTGAACTAGTGGCAGCCCAATGGGCGCTTGAGAGTGGCTTTGGCAAGCATTTTTCTGGGCAATGGAATGCGTTCGGCCTAAAGGGGAGTGGCACCACTACTACCACGCAAGAATGGTACGACGGTCAATGGGTGACAATTAAGGCAGGGTTTATTGATTTCCCTAGCCTTGCTGCTTGCATTGAATATCTTGTAACCCGCTGGTACAAAGATTATCGTCAATTTAAGGGCGTGAACAATGCGCCTAATCGCTATGCGGCAGCACGCATGCTCAAGGAACAAAGCTATGCAACGGATCCCGATTATCCTGCAAAGCTTTCTAAACTCATGAAAGAATATGCCCCAGAAACCACGCAATTTACTATGATTGGCCCCAAGAAGCGTCCTCAAGACTTTGGCTTTAAACCTGGCGATTCGCATTTGGTTGTGAACGATGCAGTGGAAACCATGAAAGCTTTTTCCTATGAAGGAAAACTATTGTGGGAAATCCCTTGCCTTGCTCGTGGGCAATATAGTGACTTTGAATGGCGCATCCAAAACAGTGATTGTCCTCCAGGTCTGTACAAGCTAGGCACGATTTATCGAGATTATGACAGAGTAGGCGACAAACCTGCCTATGATCGTACGCTTATGGCTTATGGCTGGTACAGTTTTGACATGATTGATCTAGAGGGGCAAGAAAGGGATAATGGGCGTGCAGGGATCATGCTTCAT